GGAATCACCCATAATTAGATCATTACACGCACAATCAAAAGCATCTCTTTTATCCATAAGCATATCTTTTACTTTACCCATTTTTCCTCCGTAGTAAAATTTATTTACTTGATATTACATAATGTATTTACATTTTGCAAATATAGTGTATATTAATAGTAAATATTTTGGAGAAATATAATGTCAAAAGATACTAAAAGTGTAATGGATGCGGCGATTACCGCAGTTATAACCCAACCAATCAACCCTGAGTTTGCGTTAGAGAACGATAAAATCAACTACGAACTCTTTAATATCAAAGCTGGGTTAAATGAAATAGAAGGTCGTATAACCGAACTAAAACAAAGTTTGGAGGATATGTGATGCACAATCTTCCAGAATCACTACAAAGTCATGAGCATATAGTTATTGGGGATACTTACTATTTTCCTGGTATGGAAAATCAAGTGTATCACCAAAGCGCTGGGATTTCCTCTTCTACTCTTAGAAGATTTAAACAGAGTCAACTACATGCTATGCAAGAGGTGGTTGAGCAAACTCCAGCTATGGTGTTTGGCTCAGCCGCCCATTCATTAATCGTAGAAGGTGAAGATGCTTTTAACAACGAAGTAGCTGTCCTTACCGGATCACCTTATACCGCATCTAACAAAGAACTCAAAAAAGATTATGAAGCTAGAGGCCTTACGGTTATCAAGCAAGACGATAGAGATAAGATCTATGCCATGAACGAAGCTTTACTTGATGAAGCTAAGGTTTATCTAAATGCAAATGCCGGAGAATATCCTGGTGCGTTTGATACACCTTATGAAAATGCTTTGTATTGGTATGAAAAAGATACCTTACTCAAACTCAAAGGTGATGTGCTTAGATACCCTGTTGTCAAACCGTATGCAGATAACGCAATCGTTGTCGTAGATTATAAAACTACGGCTGATTGTTCTGTTAGAGGGTTTACTAGTTCTATTAGAAAGTTCCAATATGACCTACAAGCCGCTTTTTACAAGCGTGGTTTTGAGAAAGCTGGCTTTACGGTACAAGACTTTATCTTTGTAGCACAAGAGAAAAAAGCACCCTACGCTTCAAAGATATTTAAAATGAGCCAGGAGGATATGGAGAGAGGGTGGCTTCAACTAGAACACACGCTTGGCGAGTATTCCGCTGTTGCTATGGGGAAACAACAGCCTACTGTTTATAACTCGCCAAGTGTGGTTGAGGTCAACTTAGAACTATAATGATGCCAAGAACACAAACAAGTATGCGTTTAAAAACAGATACTTTAAAAAAACTTAAGTTATTAAAGAAACAAAAAAAATTATCTATGGCAAGAGTTTTAGCTTTAATAGTAGATGCATACTTTGATAAACAAAATGATTGATTGGTTGCGTAAATTAATTGATAAGTGTGTGGAAAGATCTCTACAAAAAC